CCCGAATTTGAGCTTGAGCTGGAAAGCGCCGAGCAGGAAGTAGAAGAAAAGCCTGCCAAAGCGGCTAAGCCGGAAGTAGAAATCGAGATTGTTGACGACACGCCCCCGGAAGACCGCAACCGCAAGCCACTGGAAAAAGAAGTTGCGGAGCCAACCGAGGAAGAGCTGGCTGACTACAGCACCAAAGTGCAAAAACGCATCAAGGAGCTAACCCACGCCCGTCACGATGCGCGGAGAAAAGCCGAGGCAATCGCCGCAGAAAAAGCGGAGCTAGAGCGTGCCGCCCAGATGCTTGCCGAAGAAAACCGCAGGCTCCAAGAGTTCGTAAACCTCGGGCAACATGCCTATATTGACAAGTCCAAGAGCTTGGCAGAGGTTAGCCTCAATACCGCAAGGGCAAAACTCAAGGCCGCAATGGATGCGGGTGATACCGAAGCAGCCGTCGCTGCACAGGAGGAATTACTCAAAGCTCAGTTCGAAATGCAAGAAGTTAGCCGATTTAGGCCGACAAACTTGCAAAAACCCGCAGAACCTGCTTATAATCAACCTGTAACACAGCAACCTGTAACACAAGCAGCACCTCCGCTGGATGATCGGGTTGTTAATTGGGCTGAAAAGAACCCATGGTTTGAACGGCCCGGCGATGAAGATATGACAGGCTTCGCTTATGGTGTCCATAACAAGTTAGTGCGACAGTATGGCGAAGCTTACACAAGGACTGATGAGTATTATCAGAAAATCGACGATGCAATGAGGCGTGCCTTCCCTGACCGGTTTGACGATGTCGAGCAGGAAACGGAAGAAAAACCGAAAGCTAGTCGCCCTAAACCCGTTGTGGCACCTGCCCAACGCACCGCTGCCCCACAAAAGATCCGTCTTACGGTGCGGCAACAAAACGTAGCCAAGAAGTTAGGAATACCTCTTGAGCTCTACGCTAAAAAGATGGCTGAATTGGAGAACCAAAATGGCTGAAAACCGTATTCCACGCGAAGTTCAAGGACGTGAACAATCTGAGCGCCCGAAGGCATGGCGTCCTCCGGAATTACTTCCGGAACCAAATCGGGAAGCAGGATTCGCATATCGCTGGGTGCGCGTTTCCACCCTAAACCAAGCTGATCCACGTAACATTTCATCGAAATTGCGTGAAGGCTGGGAACCGGTTCGCATTGAAGAGCAGCCGCAAATGAAGTTTTTCCTAGACCCCAACTCTCGGTTTAAAGAAAACATCGAAATTGGTGGTCTATTGCTGTGTAAGGCCCCGCAGGAATTGGTTAATCAACGTAATGAATATTACGCAACCCAATCGAAAAACCAGACTGAGGCGGTTGATAACAGCTTTATGCGCCAAAGTGACGCTCGTATGCCGTTGTTTGCCGAAAGGAAATCAACCAGTACTCGCGGCTTTGGTAAGGGATCTTAATTTATTTTGGAGTTAACAAATGGCATACCCAACTGTTAGCGCTCCGTATGGTCTAAAGCCGATCAACCGTGTTGACGGGATGGCATATGCTGGTGCTACGCGCCAGATTCAGATTGCCTCTGCCTACGACACGAACATCGGCTATGGCGATCTGGTTCAGATCGATACCAACGGTCAGTGCATTCGTTCCGCCGTGACTAACGGCACCTCGACCTACGTCGCTGGTGTTTTCGTTGGTTGCACTTTCACCAACCCCGTGACCAAGCAAAAGCAGTTCAGCCAGTATTGGCCCGCCGATACGGTTGCTTCGGACGCTTTCGCTTACGTTGTTGACGATCCAATGGCTGCTTTCAAAGCTGTTGTGGTTTCGTCTGGCACGACCGTCACCGGTTTGGCCCGCACCGCTATCGGTGCAAACGTCGCCGTTATCAATAACCCCGCTGACACAAACACCGGTAACTCGGAAATTGCTGTTGACGGTACGACGGCCCCCGGTACCACGAGTACCTATGTGTTGCGTGTAATTGATGTGGTCCCTGAATCTGCCTATGACGACAACGGAACGACCAAGTTCCAAGAAGTCATTGTGAAGATCAACCTGCATCAGTACAACAATACGGCAGGCGTATAAGGAGCTAAATCATGGCTATTTCACGCGCACAACTACTGAAAGAGCTGCTCCCCGGCCTGAACGCATTGTTCGGCATGGAGTATGCACGCTACGGCGAAGAGCACAAAGAGATTTACGAAACTGAATCTTCTGAGCGCTCGTTCGAAGAAGAAACCAAGCTGTCTGGCTTCTCTGCCGCTCCGGTGAAGAACGAAGGCGCTGCCATTGCTTATGACAATGCGCAGGAAGCTTGGACGGCCCGCTACAACCACGAAACCATCGCTTTGGGTTTCAGCTTGACCGAAGAAGCCATTGAGGACAACCTCTATGACTCGCTCTCGGCTCGCTATACCAAGGCTCTGGCTCGTGCAATGGCGTACACCAAGCAGGTCAAAGCTGCTTCGATTCTGAACAACGGCTTTAATGCTGCCTTCCCCGGTGGCGACGGCGTTGCTCTGTTCTCGAACGCTCACCCGATCGTGTCTGGTGGATCCAACAGCAACGTCCCTTCGGTTGCCTCTGACCTGAACGAAACGGCGCTTGAAAACGCTGTTATTCAGATTGCTGGCTGGACCGACGAACGTGGTCTGTTGATCGCTGCTCGTCCCTTGAAGTTGGTCATCCCCCCGTCACTGCAGTTCGTTGCTACCCGCCTCCTTGAGACGGAACAGCGCGTTGCTACGGCGGACAATGACATCAACGCCCTGAAGAACAACGGCTCGATCCCGCAAGGTTACACGGTCAACCACTTCTTGACCGACACCGACGCATGGTTCCTCAAGACCGATGTTCCGAACGGCTTGAAGCACTTTGTTCGTACCCCGATGTCCACCGGCATGGATGGTGACTTTGACACCGGAAACGTACGCTACAAGGCCCGTGAGAGGTATTCGTTCGGGTGGTCTGACCCCCTCGGTATGTACGGTTCCGAAGGCGCAGCCTAATAAAATCAAGCACTTAGCTGATTTTACCCCGCCCACAAGGCGGGGTTTTTATTTGTTTTTGACAAGACCCCACACGTTCGTGTATATTACGCTCTCATTAGCTTTGTATCGGAGATCGTAGTGAAGGGTCAATTCATTTATAAAATCATCAACACCGAGAATGGTAAGTTTTACGTTGGTAGTACAACAAATACCCGTGAACGGTTTCGTGTCCATCGCAACCGGTTACGTTCTAATCGGCACCACTGTAAACATTTGCAGGCCGCGTGGAATCAATATGGAGAGCAAGTATTTGCGTTCCACGTAGTTGAAACCGTACCTGAAGGGCAATCCCTACAAGCCGCAGAGGATATATGGTTGCAGGAACATGTCGGTAAAGAATATTGCTACAATCACGGCTTACGATCTGGCGCTCCGTGGCGCGGGGTACCGAAAGAGCAACACCCAAATTTTGGCAAACCCAAATCAGAAGAACAACGACAAGCCATATCAGCGTCCTTAAAGGCTTTTTACGCGGACGATATAACTAACCATCCTAGGTTCGGCAAAACGCACTCGGAGGAGACCAAAGCCCGCATCCGGGCCAAAAAACTTGCCAACCCAGTTCGCCCGTGGGAGGGTAAAACTAGAAGTGAGGAGACGCGGACCAAGATTGGTGATACCCAGCGCGGGAAGCCTAAAGCCGCTGGCAGAAAAGTCAGCCCAGAAGGAATGGCGAAAATTCGCGCCGCTGCGGAGGCAGGACACTATAGCCACTGGAAGGGTAAGACACACACGGATGAGGCAAAAGCCAAAATGAGCAAAACAGTCTTTGTGATGCCGGATGGACTGCTGTTCCCTAGTTTGACAGCGGTGTTGGCATACTATGCCATTAAAATGCCTACATTGAACCGGGCGTTGAAGTCAGGCAAACCTGTGTCCAAAGGCAAACTCGCAGGGTACACGTTTATTTACGGCGGCGTTGGCACACAGCAAACTGAAACCGATAAGGCCGTAATTCAGGCTAAAGCACACTCGAAGTAAGCTCCCCTGTTAAATCGGCTTTTTGCGTTTTCGTAGGGAGAGACGTTGTTTGCGGGTCAGACCGCGCTCTTCGAAATGGTGGATGCGGTGGCAGTTGGCGCACATGGGTACGCACTTTTGAACTCCTTCTAGCGCCGATTTGAACGACCGGTTACCTAGAAGTTTGTGCAGCTTTCGATTGCTAGGATGGTATTCGACGTGGTGGAAGTCAATGGCGGCGGGGTGGGAGAATCCACACTTGATGCAGACTTGCTTGCTTTTAAACTCCTCCCACTGTTTCTGGAAGCTCTTGCGTTGCACCGCTGATCTAGCTTTAACCGCCGTTTTGTTTGCTTCGTAGTGCTTGCGGGAGTAGCCCTTAGACTTTTGCTTTCTTACTTCTGGATCTTTGTACGGCACTACCCTTCCCTCCTATCTGCAACCGCCAATACAAGCTGTGCTTGTAGGCCCAAGGAATAGACGGCTCGTACATTTTAAATCCCTTGGCGATCAGACTGTTCGCGCTTGCTGGGTTGTCGGTCGTATCCGTGATGAGCCAAACCCAATTCAGGCTGCGAGCTTTCCGGATTCTGACATCGATTAGTCGTTTCTGCAACCCAAACCCTTGGTACTCCGGCAATACACCCGCACGACATAGATACCCTGCATCAATCCACTGATGCGAACGGCGCATACCAGCGAACCCTATCGGACGCCCATCTTCCAAATAAACTACCCACCAATGCCCGAAATCAGTAGGGTGGGGGCGATCGTAAGGCAGGCATTTTTTCTGTAGGTATGCAAGTACCGTGCGGTTTTCTGGTTTGCGTAGGTCAACGTATTTGATCTTAAAGTCCATGGTCCCTCCGTTTTTCGGTAATTTAACCCGATTTTGTTGCGTGATAACCTATTTCGGTGTATAAATACCCCAAGTCTAGGAAACCCCCAGCCTTGCAGACCGACCTAGCGGACGATGCAGAGACGGCAAGGCAAATGTACTGCATATACAAGGAATCGTCATGGCACGTACTACCTTCTCGGGCCCAGTTGTCTCGGATAACGGCTTCATTGGCGCTTTCACCGGCGGCACGACAAACCTCGCTTTGACCGGCACTCTGTCGGTAGGTACCACTTCCACCCTGACTGGCGCTGTTTCGGCTCCCGGCGGTGTGACAGGCAATCTTTCTGGAAACGTGACAGGTAATGTGACTGGTAACGTCACTGGTTCGGTTGATGCCTCTGGTGGCACACTGGAAGCCCCTCAAGCCCTCGTTGGCGCACTGCCTTCTGCAGCGAGGGTCGGTCGTATTTTGGTCGTCACGGATGCTAACTCTGGCGCTGGCGCTCTGTGCTTCGCTGATGGGTCTGACTGGATCGACGCGCAAACCGGCGTACCCGTCGTAGCTTAATTAACTCCTGCCCCCACACGGGGGTTTTTACACATTTAGGAGCTAATTATGGCAATGCAATATGACGTAAAAGCGGCGGAACGAACCACGTCTGGCACAGCCTATGCCGCTGGAACTCGCGTGAAGGGGCTTGTTGTCTCTTTCGCTACGGGTGGCACAGTAGAGCTTAAGGACGGCGGATCGTCTGGCGTATCCCGCTTCAAATACACTGCCCCTGCGGCGGCTGGCACCACCAACATCCTGATCCCCGGCGAGGGGATTCTGTTCCACACGGATGTTTATGTGGCCCTGTCTAGCGCGACTGCGACGGTGTTTTATGGCTAAGAAGGGTGTGTCTTTGGCGGTTGGGCGTGGGGAAAAGCTCTCAGTAGATAAGGGTGCTGGACTTACTGCCAAGGGTCGGGCTAAATATAACCGGGAAACAGGGTCTAACCTGAAAGCTCCGGCACCGAACCCAAAAACCCCCAAAGACGCAGCCCGCAGGAAATCATTCTGTGCTCGTATGAGTGGGATGCCGGGGCCGATGAAGGATGAGAAGGGCCGTCCGACGCGGAAAGCGGCAAGCCTGAAAAGGTGGAACTGCAAATGAAACAAGTTTTACATGACCTGAGCGACGGTGCAAAGAATACGTTAGATGCCCTATCGGTCGTAACAGTGGTCGGGACATTGATGAACATGTTGCCTTCTATTGCAGCGATTCTGACGATTGTTTGGACGGGTATCAGGATATACGAAACAGACACCGTTCAGGGCTGGTTCGGGAGAAAGAAAGATGCCGGCAACGAGTGAGAAACAAAAGCGGCTCATGGATGCTGCGGCGCACAACCCTGCGTTTGCAAAGAAAGTTGGTATCCCAAGCAAAGTAGCAAAGGAGTTCTCGAAAGAGAGCAAGGGCATGAAATTTAAAGAAGGTGGTGCCATGAAAGACGACATGAAGCAAGATAAGGCCATGGTCAAAAAGGCTGTTGGCATGCACGATAAGCAATTGCATGGTGGCAAGAAAACGAACCTCGCCAAGCTCAAGAAGGGCGGTAAGGCTTCCTGCTACGCTGGTGGCGGGT